GACTCCCTCCACAAGCGAGGCGTGCCGGTGGACCAATGCTCCAAGACGGCTGGCCAAGTCTTTCAAGGAGGAGTGCAGGGCTTTGAATACTCCCAAGCCGCCACTCTCCCGAATGACCGCTCCCTTGTGAACTCTGTCCCTTCTCACCCCGCCCTAAACTGACCATGCCCAAGCGCCCCACCAACTTGACCCTTCCGGCGGAGCTTATTCGCTCTGCCAAGACCATTGCAGATCAGAAAAAGACTTCCGTCTCCGCCATCGTGAACCGCCTGCTCAAGGACTTCGTGGCGCGGGAGCGACGGAGAGCCCTCATGGCTGAAATCGCAGAGCAGGAACCCGGAGCCGCTGGCGACCCTTCACCGGCGGACGGCTCCCAGTGTGCTGCCTAGAACCCAACCCCCATTGCACCCAAGACCCATGAATACGAAAAAACGGAAGGCCTGGCACTGGCTGAAAACACTCCTCACGCCCCTATTCCTCCAACGGCAAAAAGCAAGCTCTCACCCCATCCGGGGAATCCAAGCGCGCTTCATTCTCGCCCGGCCCGGAGCCGGGAGCCTTGGACGGATCGCGGCTGAGAAGTTCCATTGACTCAACGACAAAGACCAACACCAATTATGGCACTACAGATCAAAAAAGGAAAACAGGTCCGCGCTCAACGCGTGGTGATTCACGGCGTGGAAGGGGTGGGCAAATCCTCCCTGGCTTCTGGGCTCGGACGCGTGCTTTTCATTGACGCCGAAGACAGCACCGCGCACCTCGACGTTGCCCGCTTGGAGCCTCGCTCCATGGATGAAGTGAGGGCGGCTATCGCTCTTGCCCGGAAGAGCGAGGATTACGATGCGGTGGCCGTGGACACGGTGGACTGGATCGAACACCAGATGCTTGCCGAAATGCTGGAGGAGGACAGCAAAGCCTCCATTGCCGACTACGGGTATGGCGATGGCTACACCATGCTGGCGGAACGCATGATGGCGTTTCTCAAGCTTCTCGACGGCTTGATTGCCTCCGGCAAACACGTGATCCTCCTGGCCCACTCTCACGTGCGGAGACACGAGGAGCCGGGAGACAAAGGCGCATACGACCGTTATGAGCTGAAACTCACCAAGAAGGGCGCGCCCCTGGTGAAGGAGTGGGCGGATGCTGTCATTTTCTTGAACTTCTTCACCAAGACCGTGAAGACCGAAGACAAGAAAACGCGTGCCGTGGGAGGCACGGAGCGGCTCATTTTCACGGAGCGTTGTGCCGCCTACGATGCGAAGAACCGCCACGGCTTGCCGGACAAGCTGGAATACAAACAAGCGGGGAAGGTGCCCGCTTCGTTGCTGGCCGTCTTCACGGGCAATACTCCGCCCCCAGCACCAGCAAAGGCGGATGCTGTCGCAGATCCCTTCCTGCCGAACCTCGTGAGCGGCATGGAGGAAGCCGCCCGCGCCTTCCTCGTGGAGCGTGGCATGCTGAAAGCAGGGCAGGGGTTTGAAGCCGTGACCAATGCGCATCTGATGCGCATCAAATCGGAGCCGGTTCGTTTCCTGGACGGTGTGAAGGCCAAGCATGCCGAAATGCAGCCAGCAGAAGCCGCCCCCTCCATTGACAAAGGAGGAGAAGCGTGAGCGACGCCGCTGCCGTGACCATTGAGCCTCCTGCAACGGGGGCTCTCCCTCTGGCCGTGGAGAAGCCTACGCTCTTCATGGAACTCCTCCGCCCGTCTTCGCTGCCGAAGCTGGCCGTCTGCCCCCGCTACGTGCCAAGCGCAGAGGCAGGCCCCTACGCCGCGCGAGGGAGCAAGCTGGACAACGCCTTTCGTCTCCTCCTGGCTGGCGAGGCGTCCGCCCTGGAAGGTTGCACGGAGGAAGAGCAATCGAGCCTCAGATGGGCGGAGGCCATGACCCGGCTTCTCTCCGGAGAGGAAGCGATCCTCTACGAGAAGACGGATTGCCGGATGCGCATTCCCGGCCTGCCCCATGGGGGAGAGGCGGACGCCATCACTCCGGGCCGGTTCCGGTCCTTTGACCTGAAAAGCGGCATCCTTCGTGAGTACCGGGAGCAGATGGCGGCCTACGCCTACGGGCTCATGGAGAAGCATTTCGCCAGCGAGTGGACCTGCACCTTGCTCTTCCTCGATCTCCGCCAAGTGGTCCACATGCGCTTTACGTATGAGGAGGCGAGGGGAGTGGTGGAGAATGTTATTGCCTATTATCGTGACCCGGAATCCATGGCCACGCCGGGCGATGCCTGCGGATGGTGTGCGCTCCGTGAAGTCTGCCAAGCCCGGCGGAACCTCATGGCGGAATCCTTGAGAGTGCTGGAACTCAAAGAGGGGCTCGACCATATCAAGGACGACCCGGAGAAGCTCTCCCGCTTCCTCGTGGGATGCAAGCACCTGGAGGACGCTTACAAGAACGGCAAGGAATACGCGCGCCGCTTCTTTGAAGGGGGAGGCGCTGGGATTCCCGGCTTCAAACTCCAGACCCGCAAGGGGAACGAGTTCGTTGCTCCCGGGGATGTGGCTAGCGCTCTCGCGCACTTGAAGCCCGGCGAACTTTGTCAGCTCTACGGCAACCTCTCCGCAGAAAAATTCCGTGGGGCGTGGGCTGACAAATACGGCGCGGCAGATCCTCCGGACATCATCCAAGCGGGCAACGCCTCAACCTACGTGCGAGCGGCACCTTCCCCCAAAGAGCCCAAAGCTAAAAAAACCAAAGCGCTCAAGAATCAGTAAGAACACCCAAACACAGGACAGAAAGACACAGAACCATGGCAACCTACACCTCCGGCCCCAAACAGGCCCCCCGTACCTCGCTCGTTCCCTCCGGTGAGTATCTCCTTGAAGTGCTCAACGCGGAAGACGGCGTTTCTGAAAAGTCCGGCAACGACAAGATCGAACTCAAATTCGAAGTGGTCCTTCCGGACGGCGAGCCCGGCCCCATCGTCTATGATACCCTCGTTTTCGTCGCGAATGCGGCATGGAAGATCGACCAGTTCCGCGCCGCCATCGGTGAGGAAGTGGTAGAGGGCGAAGAGGTGGAAGTGAATCCGGATGACTTCATTGGCAAGCGGCTCCGTGCCCGGCTCACGCAGGAGCGCGACCGCACCGACAAGACCAAGAAGCGTAACCGGATTGGCAGCTACCTCGAACGGAAGCCCGGCGAGGAGAGCGACGATATTCCATTCTAAGCCTGCAATGCGCATGGTATGCGCATGAATTACCCAACCCTTTGAGCGGGCTGGAGTACCGGCCCGCTCTCTTCAAAAGAACAACAAACGAAAACCAGACATCCCAAGACTATGAAACAATTCATCATTTCCGCCAACTACCGTGATCGCAACGACAAATCCCGCCGCTGGCTCGTGCGTGAGAAAGGCGCTCCGCTCTTCTCGGCCATTGCCGTGAAAAGCGTGGAAGCTGAATCCGTGGAGTTCGCGCCGTCGGACGCTCCGGAGCAAGGCTTTGGTTGCCGCCGTGTGGCTATCGCTTCCGGCGACGTGATTTGGGAAGCGGGAGAGGAACCGCCCGTGCCCCTCCGCTTCGATGGCACCGACTTCGTGGACTCCGAAGGGGAAATTGTGGAGAAAGTGAAGCGCCTCACCCTGGGAGCGGATGGCTCCATGCTGGCCGTCCTGTAGTGAAGTCCTGGCAACTGGCGCGGCTGGCTCCGGCTGGCCGCGCCTCAATTTTTGCTCTCGTTATTTCATCATGAAACCTCTCTTCCACCTTCTAGCCGGTTCCTTCACCGGGCTCATGCTCGCGTTTCCGTTCATGCAGAGCGCACCCGCGTCTTTGCTTCCCTTGTTCGCCCTTGGCACCCTCGGGTTTCTCCTGATTGCCGCCGGGCTGCCCCGCCTGAATCAGGAAGGGGGACTTCTCTCCACCGCTGCCGTGGTCATGCAAAAGAAAGAGATCCAGCTTCTTCGGAGCCGGGTGAAATCGTTGCGCTCCGTGCTGAGCTACTACGGCGAGCGCTCTTTCTATACCACGGGCGGAGCCCGGCGGGACATGGGCTCAACGGCTCGCAGGGCGTTGCAGTATGACGAGGATGGCCGGACTTCCGCCACCGCCCTCAAGGTCCCCGCTGGGGAGGCGTAGGAGCAGCGCAGAGAGGTTCAAGACTCTATCCAAGATGCGGCGGGCAGCACGAAAGGCTTCCGCCGCTTTTCATTCCATCCCATGATCATCAGACCGTATCAGCAGGAGATTCTTGATCGCGTTATCGCGGCATTTGAGGAGCACGACCGGGTGCAGGCGAATTGTGCAACCGGCGGAGGAAAGACAATCGTCACGAGCGAGCTTATGCACCTGGAAGAAGGGCGCTCACTCTTCCTGGCGGACGCAACGGAGCTTGTCTTGCAGAACGCGGACAAGTATCACAAGCACACCGGCGACTTTGCCGCCGTGGAAATGGAGAAGCTCAAGGCGCGCCCCTTCGAGCGCAAAGTGACCATTGCCAGCGCGCAGACGTTGCACCGGCGGCTTGAGAAGTATCCACCGGACTACTTCGCGAAGATCATCGTGGACGAATGCCACCGCAACACCCTGGGCGGCATGGCGCAAAAGATCCTCACCCACTTCACCGGCGCGAAGGTGCTCGGACTCACGGCAACCCCAAGAGGACCGAAAGGCCGGAGCTTGAGCGAGTTTTACCAGCACCTCGCGCACGACGTGGGGCTTGAAAGGCTCATTCGCGAGGGCTGGCTTGCTCGCATCGTCTTGAAGTGCATTCCCCTGGGCGTGGATCTCTCCAACGTAGGCACCGCGAGCGATGGAGATTACAAGCTCGGAGAGCTTGACGAAATCGTTGAACCTCACTTGCTCAAGGCCGCGCAGATCCTCGCCCACCACGGGAAGGGGAGGAAGTCGGTTGTCTTCGTGCCTCTCGTAAAGACTGCCTACAAGTTCGCCGCGGCATGCAGGGCAGCGGGCTTGAACGCCGTGGCGGTGGACGGTGAGGACAAGAGCGCGCTCTCTCACTTCACGACCGGCAACGCGGACGTGATTGTAAATGCCGCGCTCCTCACGACCGGCTGGGATTGCGACCTGGTTGACTGCATCATGATCCTTCGCCCCACGAAGAGCGAGAACCTCTTTCGGCAGATGGTGGGGAGGGGCACGCGCCCCCGTTACATGGAGGGTTTCAACCCAAACGCCGACATGCTCAACCATGCCGCCCGGCTGGAGGCAATGGTGCGCGGACCCAAGCCGAACCTGCTTCTCATTGATCCTCTCTTCATGACCGATGATGTGAAACTCATTGGAGCGGCCCGGCTCATGGGCAGGGATGGTGACCTCGAAGCCGCTATCGCGAAGCACCTCGCGAGCATGGCCCCGGAGGAAGGGAATCTCTTCGCGGACGTGGAAGCCGTGGATCTCCTGGAAGCCGATGAGAAGGCGGAGAAAGACGCGGAGGAGATTCGGGAGCTTTCCCTCAAGAAAAAGCTGGAGCAGGCCGCGAAGAAAAAGGAGCGCACCGTTGACGCCGTGGAGTTCTTCCTCTCTTTGCACGAGAAGGAATTTGCGGAGTTCGTCCCTGGCCACGATTGGGAAGCGGAGCCCCCTTCAGAAGCACAACGGGCAGCGCTGGAGAAGCACGGCTTTGATGCGGACCAGATCAAATACAAAGGGCAGGCCGTGGCGATCCTTGAGCTTGTTTACACGCGCATGGATGCAGGCCTTGCCAGCCCGAAGCAAGTGCGCATGCTCCGGAAGCTGGGGCACTCCAATCCGGACCTTGCCACGGCGGAGGAAGCGAAGCGTTTCATTGGTGCGGCAGCGGCCCGCGGATGGGCTCCCCTGGTGCAAAAGCCGGAAGCCAAAGCGGGCACCCCTCGCGCCTGGCGGAGCGTTTCAGGAAACACCCTCGAAGGTGTGTTTGTGAAGCTCACCAAGAAAGGGGCAACGCTCCGCCTCACTGGTGGGCGCATCGTAGAGTTTCCCCTTGAGCGGTTCATGGAAGAGGACCGCATTGCCCTCATGCACCTCGCTCATGAAGAGCAGAGGACCAGACCCGCGCCACGCTACAAACTTTCAGCATAAACCGCTTGGTATGCGCATGCCATGCGCATGAAAAGCCTTCAACCATCCCATGTCCCGACTTACTTACACCTCCGGCTCTCCCTCAGATCGCACCCCGCAACGTGGGGAGCATACGCTCCCGAACAGCGTGCAAGAGTACCTCGACAACGGCGCGGCGGAAGGGGGGCGCAATCGCGCGCTCTTTTCCGCTGCCTGCCAGCTCCGCGACATTGGTGCCACGGAAGCCGCCACGTTGGAAACGCTCCTGCCCCGTGCGACACAAGACGGGCTTCCCCCTGCGGAGGCCACCCATGCCATTAAGAGCGCCTTTGCGGCCGCGAGGCGGGAGCCTCCGACCGGCAGCACCGGTGCCGCCTGGACACCTCCCACCCGCCGGGCTCCGGCACCGGCCCAAGCGGCCCGCCCTTCCCAGAGCACGGCAAAGCCCGGCTCCATCAGTGAATCCCGGCCCATCCCGCTGCCGGAGACTATGGAGGACGGGTTTCGCTCGCTCATCATGACGGCGTTCCGGGAAGGTGAAGGCGTGTGCATCGCTCCCACCCGGGAGCATGAAGACGGCTCCCGCACGCCGGAGCGAGGTGTCACGCTCACGCGGGAGCAATGGCTCGACAAGCTGCAAAAGAAAGGCTCCATCCAGCGAATCTATTCGACGAAGGAAGGGCTCTTCCTCCGGGTGAATCCCATGAAGAAAGGAGGGCAGGGGCGCAACGAAGACGTGACCGCCTTCCGGCACGTGCTGGTTGAGTTCGACCGCGACTCGCAGGGGCAGGACATCCCCAAAGAATTGCAGCTTGGTTCAATCATCCACTCCGGCCTGCCCATCACCGCCATTCTGGACAGCGGCAACAAGAGCGTGCATGCCTGGGTGAAGGTGGATGCCGCCAACGTGGAGGAGTACAACGCGCGCGTTGATGTCGTCTATTCCCTCTTCGACTCCGCCGCCCTGGACAAAGCCAATCGCAATCCCTCGCGCCTCTCGCGGTGCCCAGAGGGGCGACGCATGGTGAATGGGGAGGTGAAGGAGCAACGGCTCCTCGCGTTGAACCTGGGGGCCAAGAGTTGGGCGGACTTCGAGCGGCTCCGGACCACGGCAGAGCTTGGGGAGCCGATGACCTTGGAGGAACTCCTCGCCTACGACGTGCCGAACGATCCCAACAACATGATTGGCTCGCGCTGGCTTTGCCTGGGGAGTTCGCTCGTGATTGTAAGCCAGTCAGGTGTTGGAAAATCGAGCCTCAACATGCAGCTCGCTATCGGGTGGGGGCTGGCGCGCGAGGAAATGACTTTCGGAATCAAGCCTATCCGCCCCCTCAAGAGCTTAATCGTCCAAGCGGAGAATGACACGGGGGACCTGGCGGAAGCCGCGCAGGGCGTGGTGAATGCGCATCAGCTCACCCCGGAGGAGCGGAAGCAGGCGAACCAGAATCTTCTCTGGCACCGAATCACCACCTACACAGGGGCGGAGTTCTGCCGGAAGCTGGAAGACTTGGTCACGCTCCACAAGCCGGATATTGCCTGGATTGACCCTCTGATTAACTTCATTGGCGACGACTTGAGCGAGGCGAGCGTGATCGCGAATTTCTGCACCAACTGGCTCAACTCCATCAGCCGGAAAACGGGCGTGATCTTTGCGCTCATCCACCACACGGGCAAGCCGCCCAAGGAAGGGAGCGCCCGCGGGACCAATTCGGACTTGGCCTATGCCGGACTTGGATCGTCCGCCCTGGTGAACTGGGCGCGCGAGGTTATGGTGCTTTCACGCGTGAAGGCTCCGGAGGGAGATCCCGCCACCTTCACCCTCACCGCCTGCAAGCGCCGCAAGAGGGCCGGAATGAAGGACATGAGCGGAGAGGTGAGCGAGGAAATTCACATCCGCCACGCCGGAGACGGCACCATCCGCTGGGAGCAGTGCGAAGCGCCGGAGGTGCCGGACAAACGGAGCAAAAAGAAGCAGGATTCACCGGCAGCTGCAGGCTACTCGCTTAGGAGAAGGGGAGAGGGTACGGAAGCCATTCCCGGCGTGCTGGAGCGCGCGGAGGACACGGGTGAAGGTGGAGACACCGGCGCACCGGCCACGAGCGCGCCAGAAGCCCCCGCCGCGAGATCCTACACCCTCCGCCGGGGAGTGGGGCAGCCCGCCAAGCTCGACAGCAATGCCCGCGCGGCTATCGCGGCAGCCCTGGCCGCAAATGGAGGCATCCTCACCCCGGCGGAAAGAGAGCAGTTTGCCGCCACCTTTGGAGTCTCCACGAAGACAATCCGCCGCTTTGAAGATGCTGCCAACGGAGCCGAATAAAATATAACTCACCACCCCTTAGAAAAATCATGCGCATGATCGGGCAACCGGTTATGCGCATGTTTCTTTTGGACAGTATGCCGGACAATAATAGGAGCGTGGAAAAAACCCTATGCGCATAGTTCCCGCGAAAATCATGCGCACAAATGCACCCCGGCGGGGAGCCTTTCAGCGCCAGCCGGGACAGTATCCACGGGAGCGGCCAGCCCTACTGCCATAAGGAACGGAGCGCGGGACAGTATTCCGGACACTATTAGACAGTAATCATGGACATTAACCTTTTCAAACCTCTCCGGCTCCCCCCTTGGACATTATTCGCCAGACAGTATTCCTCCCTCCCCCCCCTTAC